CGGATACACCATCAAGTACTGGGAGTAAATTACCAAGCGTATCGGTTGTAAAAATAATAACTTCTGACGCCGACCTAGACCTAAAGAACACCTGAAACGGCGCTATTACTTCTGCTCCTCTGCTAAGTGCCGTTAATACTGCGTAGTTGCTATCAGGAAAAGGAGTAGCAAAGGTTATAATATACGACCCCTGTGCTCCGCTAACCGATTCAATATTAAAGCTGCTTTCTATCTGAATATTATTGCTTGGGGCGTTATTATCATAAAAAAAACAATAAGCTTTAGCAGTAGCAGGATTTATAATCTTCCCTAGTACTGTCATATTACCGATATTGTCAATTTGAGTACTGTTTAAATTAATTACTCCATCATCTACAGTAGCTAGGTTAATATCCTGATCGCCGCTTGCAGTGGTAATGGTATTTACCGAGATCAAGAGATTACCTACATTAATACTGGATAATCCTACTGGAGAATCGGCTAAATTAATAATCACATCATTTGTTTCCCCATCACCGCTTTGTACATTTATATTAGAGCCACCGCCTATTTTTCTGCTAACGTAGGAAAGCGGAGTATTACCGGTTATTACTAAAAACCCATTCTGTACCTGAGTAGCTAGATTATTTAAATTATTTAACGAATCAGATACGGCAAACTTTATATTCCCTGAAGGCGGAGTAACTGTTGAATTAGTAATATTTAACGAATTATTCAGAGTCTCTGCCGAAAAAGTAATAATACCGCTAGTACCTCCTCCAAAAGGTATTACATTCCAAACTCCGGCAGCAGTTAAATTCCCGGTTAAATATATTAACCTAACCTCCCCGGGAATCATGACGGTTCCTATAGGCTCTCCGTCATTACTTAAAACGGTAAAATCATAACTGCCAATATTATTAAACAACAAACTAGTGCCGGTTTCTGTCGTATTTGCCGGCGGAAGAGTAATTGTATAAGCATCATTTTTAGAAATCACATCATTAATATCGCTAACAATTTCCCCTTCCGTTCTTGGATAAGACCAGGATAGTTTAATATCGCTATTTAATGTGATTTTGGAATACGACATGATTTATATTCTCATACTATTTCTACCGGAATAACCTTTTTCCGAGAACGGCATGAGCGGATTGTAAATGTCGGTCTGTATTTTCTGCAAGGTATCAATCATTACTTTCTCGGCCTTTTGTTCATAATATTGCTGCTCTTTAAGCCCGTAGCGTTCATCTCTTGCTAAGACAATAGTATCACCGGTAGTAATAGAGTCCGACTCATCCCGCAAATCTTTCCTGTAAGTTCGTTTATTCTGCAGGCGCTCAGGAGATACGACATACCACTTCTTTGCTAGTAACCTGTTAATGCGCTCAGGATTATTATAAGCAAAGTAATATTCTTCACCCGGTTGCTTGATTTCATCAATCAGAGACTTAAAAGGACAGGTTGAATCGGTAAACATCAAATCAAAATTATTATTTTCAAGGTCATGATCCCTGATATCCCTATCTACGGACTTGAACTCATTATTTTTATCCTGTTTGTATTTAATTGCCATTTTTTAACCTCATTTCCTTATTATGTTTCTCAAGAAGCTCCCTGTATCTTTCATACGACATACCAAAAGCAAGAGCGGCCTTTTTCTCTTTCTCGCTTAATTCCCTTGTTTTTGGATCTGGTATAGATTCCATGGGAGTACGACTTCGAACCGCGCCGAAATGTTTTCCCGGCATATTTGCATTAGAACTATCCTGCGCCTTTAAATTATCGATATACTCATCAATCATGCCGTAATAGCTACTGCCGCCTATTAGATGTGCCTTATTGGTAGCCCAGTATTTACGATCCAGCTTTCTAATAAAGGATAATACTTGGCTTGCTAGTTTCTCATCATACTCAGGGGAGTTCCTATCTACTGCGGGGTTACTATCAAGCCAGCTATATAATCTATCTTCATATTCTCTTGCTCTAATTTTACTTAATTCTTCTTCGGAATGGTGATTTTTAGGAAAATCAGCTATTCGAGAGGCTTCATTTAAAGCATGAGTTGCCTTTGAAATGTCAGCCGTAGCACGAGCAACCGAGGCAGCATCCCCACTCTCTAAGGCTAATTGGAGTCGTGCTTGGGCCATTTCAAGTTCGCTTGCTACATTGTTCTTGTAATGGGTAGAGCCGCTATTGATAGCAGACGCAAGCATTCGCTCCATTTGCAGTTTTTCCTGCGTTAATTGTTCTAACTGCTCGGCCATTGCGGCTTTTTCTGCCCGTTCTTTCTTTAATTTAGACCAGTATTTTTCCTTGTCTTTTTCAGGTTTAAATGCAGGAGTAGGTTTTTCTTCTTTATCAACGGAAACATCAGGGATATCGTTTTTATTATCCGGAGTAGTTGATACTTCAGGATCTGCTTTCTGTTCCTGCATTACTATTTCTCCCTCACCTGCTTCGTCCTTCTCGTCCTTATTTTCATTAACCTCTTTTAAAGGCAGAATAGCGGCATTTATGTCGCTTGTGTTTTCAATATCTACTTTAAACATATTCTTACCTCGATACTTTTGACGGATTATCAACTAGTAGCTTGATCTTAAAATCTTCTACTATTATAATTGGTTCACCCTCGTATTTGGATTGCAGAGATGAACCTCGAGGAAATATAACCCAATCGCCTACTTTTACATACGCACCGCTTGGGAACTGATCACCCGTGTAACTATCAGGACCAAGCTTTAATACCATTCCAACCATTGAGTTATATTCGAGGTCATCGGCAATAGCAGTTGGGGGCTTTATAATTCCACCTCTTGTAACCTCTTCAACAGGCGGTTTGTAAATAAGAATCAATACATTGATTCCGGTAACGCCAATATTCTTAAATCTCTCAATCATTGCTTCCTTATTAAAGCTTTGGAGATCAATTCCTTTGGTTTTAAAATCTTCCGGTTTGTAATTGGTTATTTCATAGTTAGTCATCATTGTTTACCTCTGTTATATGCCTATTAAAAAGTTCAAGGGCTAGATCAAGACCGGCAATTACCCCAACATGATACTTGTAATCCTCCAGCGTAGAAATTGATGCCGGATTACATAGGATGCTCTTGTATCTATCAATCTCGGCCGTAATTTTCTCAACAACTCCGGGAGTAAAAGATCTGGGCTTGATGATATTGTGATTAATGCCGGTCATTTCCTGCTCCTCCCTTTGTTTCTAGCCGTAGTTATTGCCGCCCCGCTTTTGGTAGCTACCCTTCGTCTGACTTTAGCTGCTCCCCCTGCTGCATATTTATTGCAGGCTATGTCTTGTTCTTTAGCTCTCTCTTGCATTTTGCGTAGTACTACTTCTCTTTTTTGCCTATTCATAAATAACCTCTTCATTTTTTGGTATGGTTGAAATTTGCGACCGTAGAGCCTCTACTTGCGCTTTTAGCTCAGCTTCTTTTGCTTTGTATTCCAGCTTTAGTAATTCAAGCTCATTTTTAGCACTTATTTCTGTACTCTTAGTTAGTGTGTCTATTACTTTTTCTTTCTCGTTTAACTCGAGTTTTAAAAGTTCAATTTGATATTTCTGCTCGGCAAGTTGTTGTTGTTCACTAACTTTTAACTCGGCTAAATATTTCTCTTGCGCAAGCTTCGCCTTATCAAGTTCAATATTCATTTGCGTCTTATAGCCGTCAGCTTCAATATTTAAATGCGCCAGGCGTTCCTTGGACTCTACTTCAAGTCGTCGTTGCTCTATATCGGCAATCTGAACCTGCAGAGCCGGGTCTATAGGTTGCTCCTGCTGTTGCTCTGGCAGTGCTTCGGGGAGTAGTATTTTATCAATATCGTTAATACCAAGTGCCTGATATACTTTTAAATATACCTCTCTCATGTTATGTAGTTCAGGATTGCTGCTGGCTAACTTTAAAATACTTTCTGCCTTAATTATTCGCTGCGTAGAAGATTCAACCGAAGGATCGGATACCGGTATGACCTTTAAGCTTTCTTTATTTAGAGGTAGTGATGGCAGGTTAAACATTTTATAAAAGAGTTGTAGCTCTTCACTAAAACTACTATGGACTGTTCTCATTATTGCCGATTGCATCCGGTTGGATACTTCAAGCAAAGCAATCGTAGTACCGACAGGCGTATTCTGATTATTTTCAGTAAGGCCCATCTCTGTTGCAGATGCTAGTTCCTGTGTCTGAGCAGTTATCCGGTTAATATATTCAAGCAAAGCAGGTGACGGCCCGTTATAAGGAAGCGGCATGATTGAATCACGCAAGGACAAATTACCCGTTTCAACGGTTACAAATTGCCCCGGTAATATAATTAAATCATTATTGGTAGTCTTTATTCCCTTGGACTTCATCCCTCCCGGAAAGTTCTGGAAAATAGCTGCGTCAATCGCCATTTGCTGCATAGAAGTTAAGCTCTTGGAATTAGAGCCGAGTATTTGAGCAAGACCTAGTCCAAAAACATCAAACCCGGGGAATAAGTTATAATGAATAAAGCAGTTAATCCTTGTTCTGGTTAGATCGTTTTCATCCCAGTTTGGCGTAAGTGATACGATCTGATTAGTAACCCCGCATCTGGTAATAACATAAGGTAGTGGTATGCTGTAATCCTCAAGCGAAGAGCTATCATCAAAAAAATCATTTAAAACCAGATATTCGTGCGTTTCATAAAAAGGAAAACGGGAGCCGGTTGGATCAACCTGTTTTTGCTCATTTTCATCCTTTGCTTCTTCACCCTCGCTGCTGCCTAGGTTATCCAGGTAATCAAGATCAAGTTTGGAAAATATCCCGTTATTCATATTAAAGAGGATTTCTCTTTTAGAGAGATATCTAATATGGGTCAGACGATTTGATTCGGTAATACTTGAGCAGTTATTATCAAATAAAAAGTCCTCAGGCATGATAAACCGGCTTAAAGGTTTACCTGTAATAGGGTCGTAGTAGATTTTACGGAATACGCACCCGTACAAAATCAAGTATAATAAGAACCGATCATAATCAGGATAAAAGCCTTTATCTTCCACCGTTAAGTACTCATTTAAAGCATCCCTGACCATCTCGCCTTGTAATTCATAATCTTCCTTTGTGCTTATATCGGTTCTAAAGCCTACAGGACCGCTTGCAGGGAGTAATTCGGAGCGAAGCGTTGCCCAGAGCCTTAGCACGCTACTTGAGAAAGTAGTATCGTAAGTTTTAACTTGAGCGCTATTTCCGATAGAAGAATTGGATTTACGAATGCTCCCGTTATCTCCATCTTGTATTTCTTCAATTTTAAAGCCAAGTAAGGTTTTAGCTTTTTCAATTATATCAAGCCAAGGTGAGCGGTTTTTCTTATCTTTTTCCGTTACCTCCTCCAGGTAAGCAGCTATTTTATCCCTGACGGCTTCGGGTATGCTACCGGCAAAATTACTATTAAACGGGGTAGTAGCCTGCTCTAATTCTTCGCCCCTCTCATCCATACGTGATAGGATTTGATCCTCTATAGAAACAAGCGGGTCATCTGTTACCTCGGAAAGGTCTAATTCTTCCGGCAAAATACCCATATCTTCTTCTAGTGGGATTTGTTCCTCTATAGGTAATTCTTGAGTAAGATTTAGAGATTCGGGTTCTAAATTCTCTAGCACCGATAAATTAAGATTAGCCTTTCTTTTTTGCTTTCTTCTTGTTGCCATTAGTATAATTTCCTAAATTTAGTAATGGTTTCATCTTCCTTAACATCGCTTGTATGGGTTAAAGCATCAAAGTCTCGGAGGTACAAAATTGCCTGTGTCATTGAGTCAACCAGGTCTTTTGATTCCCCGTTTGGAAAAGTTATCACTGTTTCTAAAAACTCTTCGGCCATAGGAGTTAGTCTTTCAGGGTTTTTCTCTTCAGTAGGTAAGTATACAAGCCCGCACTCAATAAACGGCGCTGCTCTCTGTACTCTTGCATTCTTATCGCCTTTTGGCAGATACCCTATAGCAGGAATCCCTCCGAGCCTTAGATCACGTATTAACGGATCGCCCGTTGCCTTTGCTTCTATTAAACAACAATCAACAGTTCTTTGAGCAGGCATTAGGTTTTTATGCTCGCCGGTATCTTTATAATCCTTGGCAAGTCTCTGCGCTCTAGCTCGAAGCTCGGGGTAGCCTACACGACCCCGCCAACTAGAGAGCAACATCATCCTAAATAACTCATCCTCGGATTTTTCACCCCATATTCCCCAAGTGCTGCAAGCAGAATATGCAGCGCTCGGTTCATCGGAGATTGCCGTATCCCAGCTTTGCAATATGTAATCAAATTTAGGCTTAATCGGGCTAGTCCAGAACTTAAACCATTTTTTCTTAAGTATTCCTCCGCCAATTGGAGATGGTCTTTGCTGGCACTGCCCTGCATAACCATAAGAGCCGAGTAACTTCTTTAACTCATTTACCTGCTTCTCGCCAAAACGTAAGTCATTAAGTACTTCCCCTTCTTTGGTTCTCGGGTCTTCCCAAATAACCTGATCTATGCCAAGGGGAACTGTTATACACTTCCGTTTTTCCTCAAATTCCAGTGGTAGCACTAATTCTACCCAGTCATCCTCACTGTCGTTCTTTCTGATATAACCGGTTAAATCGTTCTCATGCGTTCTTTGCTGGACAACTATTCGGCAGTCATTAGCAGGGTTATTTGAACGGGTAGACATTCTTTGCGTCCACCAGTTAATTACGTTCTCACGTTTTATTTCAGATAAGTCCCCGGGATCGTTAGGGTCATCAATGATAATAATTGAACCGCCCTTACCGACAGTTTTAGATACTACGCTCGTTGATTGCCTGTAACCTGTTTTGGTATTCTGGAAAAAACTTTTAACATTCTGGTCTTTTAGAAGAGGGAATCTATAACCCCAATTATCCTGATACCAGTTGCTTTCGAGTAAAGCTCTGTTTTTCTGTGCATGCTCAAGACTTAAGGAGTTAACGCAGGATACAGTTAAGAACCGCTCACTAGGGTTATGTATCCATACCCATGCAGGAAAAGCTACCGATATTAAATTGGTTTTACCAGTTCGAGGTGGAACGTTAATAATCAGCTTCTTTATTTGCCGTGCGTAAACCGCTTCTAAATGCTCGGCTATTGCCCTTATATGCCAGCTATCAACATAAGGCATGTTACCCTCAATATAAGGCCAGCTCAATTTAAAGAACTCATATAAAGATCCCTCGGCTAAAGCTAGTTGCTCCTGTACTTTAAATAACTCGTCCAGGTAACCATGCTTCAGGCTAGCTGTTAAACCCGGGGCAAGCAGAGACGAATTTATATGATCGGACTTGTGCTTCATATGCATTAACTATTTCCTTTACTTGAAATAATTATAACACGCTACTTTGAGATTTTGATTTTCTCATGCTTTTTTTAAGTTCATGGATCGGGAGTTGTATGCTATAAAGTAGTTAGTATTTAAAAAATTAGAGTGATTAATATAAGGAGGGAGAATGGTAATAAAGAAATATTCAGTAGGAGTTTTAGTAGTAAGCTTACTTGCAAGTAGCACGACATTGGCCGGAGAACCACTACCTGTAGTATCAGACCTCAATATAAAAATAAAAGCCTATGCTGCTTTTGAAAGTGGATTTAGCGATCAACGGCACCTCACCGGAGCCGAGAAAAACATATCAGCGAATAAAAAAGGTTTTGCCTTTTATAATGATACGGCATTTTTAACTACTATATCAAATACCGTAGACGATTTTACTTATGGTGCGAGAATTGTACTGGTGCCAACAGTAAAGAGAAAGGTTAACAATGATTATAACGGCTCACATGTGTTTTTAGAGAATAACCTCGGTCGTATTGAAGCTGGATCTCCCATTCCTGTTGCTAAAAATATGATGGTAAGTGATGGTGGGATACCGACAAAATATATTAAAACAAATACCGAATATTTAAGACAGGGTAATAAAGCTCCTACTTCATTTTTAACTGGAGACGGGGCTTTCCTTGGTGATTCAATACTTACAAGTCTGGATTCCGCTACCTACAGTAGTGAGCCGCCTAGAACAATAAATTACTATACTCCTAAGTTTGATTTAGGAGAATCCGGTAAAATACAGCTTGGTGTATCCTATACTCCTGATTCTGCTAATACCGGAGTAGAAAAACCCTCAGAGAACTCCGTCGGGATAAAAAAATATGCGGTAGAAGCAGATAGGATTGATAGATTTGAGCGAGACAACTCTATTAAAGATGCGATTACCGCAGGTTTAGTACTTACTACGCAGAAACTAACAGACGAAGCAGAATTGAAGGTGGCTTTAACCGGTGAATACGGTAAATCTGTCGGTAAAATTAAGCAATTTGCTAATAAAAATGATAAAGATCCGGTAAAAGAATATAAATTAAGTAACCTCCAAACTTATAATATCGGTGCTGAATTAAAGATTGGTAATTTTAAGTATAACGCCTGCTATGGTTCGTTTGGTAAAAGTCTGACTACCAAGGAATTACAGAGAGGTAATCGTAATGCTCATTACTATAATGCAGGTATCGCCTATACTTACGAAAAGGCTACTACTACTTCATTATCATATTTTGCCTCTGAGCAGTTTAAGAACAAGGTAAACTCAGTAAAATTAGCCGTAAGTCATATACTTGCTCCAGGCCTTAAGCCTTATGTCGAAATACATGCTTATACTCTAAAAGGAAAGCCTGAGTTTCGCCCTGACTTAAAGGCACGCACAGTAAAAGGCACTGTCGCTCTAGTTGGTGTGAAGTTATCTCTTTAAATTATTATTAATATGGAAAAACCATTAATTAGCTTTGATTACGCTATCAAATATCTTCTAAAAGATAAAGGCGACTATGAAATAGTCGAAGGGTTTATCTCAGCTCTGCTTACATCAGAAGGGTATAAACCGGTTAAGATTAAGGCCTTACTTGACGGCGAAAGCAATAAGGAAAGCAGATATTTAAAAAGAAGTATAGCAGACGTTATAGTTGAAGACGAACAAGGTAACAACTATATAGTTGAAATCGATCGTGCTTATACTGATCTTTTTTTAAACAAGGCCGTATTTAATACCTCAAGGCTAATAGTTGATAATCTCGGGGCAAATCAGGATTACTTACAAATTAAGAAGGTATTTCATATCAATCTATTATATTTTCCTTTTGAAAATACCAAAGCCCCGCTACATCACGGCAAGGTAATCTTCCATGAGATAGACCACACTCATCCAATAGACGTTCACTTAATAGATAGGGGGATGCATACGTTCGATGCTCACAATATATTCCCTGAATATTTTATTATTTCAATTCCTTTATTTGATGACGTAATAAAAGAAGAAATCGACGAGTGGTTATATTTAATGAAACACTCTGAGGTAAAAGAGGACTTTAAGTCTCCTTATATGCAGAAAGTAGCACAGCGTTTAAGCATATTAAAAATGACAAATCAGGAACGAGAGGTTTACGATACCTATGTCATGGATTCTATGAAAGGTCGTGATTATATAATATCTGCTGAGGCTAGGGGTGAGGCTAGAGGTGAAGCTAAAGGTGTTGAAAAAACAGCTCTTAATATGTTAAAACAGAAAATAGATGATAAACTTATTGCTTCCGTAACCGGCTTCAGCCTAGAGGAAATAGCAAAACTGAAAAACAAATTATAATTAAAAACATATAATTTATTAAAAGTATTGTAGAGATTTTGCTATTGACTGGTTAAGATAATATGGTATCATCACCGATGTATCGATAATTATCTCTTAAGTTAGTTAGATGCATTTTTTTCATTAAGATACACCTAGAAAAAATTTAAAGCGGACTCTGTTCTTATTTTGTAGGGTTCGTTTTTTTTGAGGGCTTAGCTTAAATTCCCAATTTTTCCTTTTTTAAATTTCTTAAAATTGAGTGAGGAAAAAAGTGTGTGCATTTTATACATAATAAGAAATTATGGAAAATATGGAGAAAACTCATTAATAAAATATTAAGAAATTAAAGAAATTTTAACTAAAATTACGCAACTATTTCACCCAATCAACAAAAACCCTCATAAATGCG